ATGAGTTTATGGCTATGGTACGTAAGAAAGGCACTGGCACTGAGAAACAACAAAAGAACATTAAGGCTGACAAAGTTTTAGCCTCTTTGATGCAAGGTAAGGGGTAAGTTATGGCAGAAACTAACGCAGGTGCGAATGTAGGACAATCTGGTGCCTTAGCAGAATGGTCTGGTAAATATGTCACCGACATGCTGGGTAAAACTAAAGCCTTAGCTGATAGAGATTATAATGCTTATGGTGGCCCACTTACTGCCGGTACCTCTGGCTTACAGGATCAAGCCTTTAGTGGCTACGGCGGACTAGACCCTAATCAGAGTACTGGTGTAAATGCTTACGGCGGGTCAACTGGGCCGGGTACTTATGGAGGTGGTATTACTGCCGGTACTTACGGTGGATCAACGGGGCCGGGTACTTTTGGTTTTGGTAGTGCAGCGGGTCAAGGGTACTCACCGGGCTTTACCGCTGGTTCTGCTGACATGTCTGGTATGCAAGCAGGTAGCTTTACTGGGCAAGCTGCACAGCAGTACATGAACCCTTATCTACAGGCTGCACTGAACCCTCAGATAGCTGAAGTTCGTAGACAAGAAGCAATCACACAGTCACAAGATGCTGGTAGAGCCGCTCAAGCAGGGGCTTTTGGGGGGTCACGTTCATTTATTATGGATGCTGAAAGAGCGCGTAATACAGGACAACAGATTGCCGATATTACTGGGCAAGGCTACGCTCGTGCTTTTGACACCGCCCAAGGTCAATTCAACACTGAACAAAATATGCGCCAGCGTATCGCTGAAGTCGGCATAGAGCAGTTTAACAAAGAACAAGCTGGCCTACGTACTGACGAAGCTGCTCGTAGAGGACAATTTAATACTGAAGCTGACCGCCTAGCTGCTTTTGATGAACGTCGTAGAGGACAATTCAATACTGAATCTGACCGCCAAATGCAGTTCGACGAGTACGGCAGAAGTCAGTTTAACGAAGAAGAACGTGCTCGACGTGAGTTAGCAGAAAGAAGTAGAAATCAGTTCAATACTGAGTCTGACCGCCAAATGCAGTTTGACGAGTACGGTAGAAATCAGTTCAACGAAGAAGAACGCCGTAGAATTGCAGCGGAGGAATCTGATCGTCGTTACGGCCTTGATTCTTTATCTGCTATAAATAGAGCGGGTGCTGACCAACGTGCTATAGAGCAAGAAGGTATTACCGCTGACTACTTACAGTATCAACAAGAGCAGCAGTATCCTTACGAACAACTACAGTTTATGCAGTCAATGCTTGAAGGTTTACCTGTATCCGCACGGCAATCTTCTTATGTAGATCCATCTAGTTATGCTTCATCCGCTGCTGGTATTAAGGAGATATTAGCATTGCTGGGATATGGTACGGGTGGAGCGGGAGAGGGAGAGGGAGCAGGATAATGATAAATAACCCCATGCAACAGATTGAACGTACTCAAGACGCTTACGCAGGTAATCCAGAAGGACTACAGAAGCGTGCTAACATGTCAAAAGAACTTATAGATCTTCTGGCTATGCAGGCGTTGCAATCAGATCTTGCCGCTCAAAAACGCAATATGGCTATGCAGCAGCAGGGCAACCCCCAAACCGTTAAAGACCAACTAGAAGAAGGTCTTATGGGTGAGTACCGTCAAGAAGCCGCTAAAGATTTAGGTATAAACCCAAGTGAAGGTGATGTAGTTGAGCGTACAGGTATAGCAGGCCAGCAGATGGCACAAAACGCACAGATGCCGCAAGGCCCACAAGGAATGCCACAAGGCGGTGGTGGCGTAGCAAGTCAAGCTGGCCCAGTTAACTTAGCCGGTGGTGGTATTGTATCGTTCGATGCAGGTGGCCCTACTTCGGAGGTTGGTGAATTTTTAGAATCTATATCCCTCGCTCAAGATGAAAATATACCCAAAATCCGTGAAGGACTTGCAAGCCTACGTAAAATAGAAAAACCGGGTATCTTCTCTCCCTCAACTCCAGAACAAAGAACTCAACGTGGGCAGTTGCAGGTGGGTTATGAACGCGCAGGAGATCTAGCTAGAGAGATAGCGGAAAACCCTAGACTAATAGCAGAATTTGAACAGTTAGGGCCAGAAGCGTTTGCATTAAAATACCTTGACGGAGCTTCTCAAGATCTAAAAGTTGGGGCGAAAAAAGAACCTCAAGCTACGGTAACTCGTAGAGAAGCTCCGTTAAATATGCAAGAAGAAGAAGAAAGAAAAGGGCGTGCTGGCACGGCTCCTCCTGCACGGGATGTAGACGTAAGTGGTATAGCAAGTTTACCAAAAGTTACTGAGCCTAGTTTAGAAGAACAAGGTAAGTTAGTTAAGGATCGTATGGCTAGGTCTGAAGAAACCGTAGCCGCAGCCAACCCTCCTCCCACTCCTACGGTAGACCCACGCCAAGCACTAATTGACAGTATAAGTGGATTAGCCGCTGTCGATCCTTATATACCCGACGCAGATCTAACTGCGTACACTAAAAAACAGATGGAGCGAAACCCCACGGAAGAAGCCAAAGCCGCCGCTGCAAGAGTAGCTAAATTTAGTAAATTAGATGAAGGGATACTTGCTCTAACTGACCGTAAACAACGCGCTAAAGACTTGTACGAAGAACGTCAAGAAGCGAAGAAAGGTAGGGCTGGTGCGTTCATGGCGCAGATGATTGGAGCGTCTAAAGGAGGTCGTGGCGCGGAAGCGCGTATGTCTTATTACGAAAAGCAAGAAGCTATACGTGACAAGCACGAGGCTAACCTGAACGCTATAGACGACGCATCTATATTGCTACAACGTACTGTGGGTGCAAAACAAGCTACGGAATACAGCGCAACTGCTAAAAATGCCGAGACTGCTATAGCTAATGCAGCCAACACTGTAGCAGGTATGGACGCAACGGGGCGAAGCGACTACTTGGCTAGAGTAAAACTTCAAATGGAAGACCAGAAAGTCAAGATAGACTTAATAAATGAACTGGGTCGTGAGGATAGAGAGAACGCAGCACTTACTCTCTCTAGGCAACAAATAACCCTAGATACCGCCGATGCTATACTCGATGCGTCTACAGCAGCTATAGAAACTTACTTAACTCAAATTAGCGAAGCACGCGCTTTAATAATGCCTAGATTCCGTAAGCGTCTAAACGAGGCTGAAGGTGACGCGACAGAGATGGCGCTCATACGGAAAGAAATAAACGAAGAACTACAGAACGCCACTATAGCTCAACACGATTTATTAAATGAAGCTAGAGAGAAGCAAAAGGAGGCGGAGAAAATTCTTACGAGTCGTATGACTGGTAGTTCTGCTATAAGTGGGGATGCTGGAAGACTTATAACCGCTAAAAAGGACGGATAATGCCTTCAATAGCTGAAGCCAAACGCGCACTTGCTTTGTATGAAGCTGAAGGCGACATGCAAAGTGCCAATATAATACGTGAAGCTATACAACAAGCCGAAAGCCCTGCGCCAGTAGGCCCAAGTTTTACTGAGCGTATGGCAGTGAAACGCGCTGAGTCCGATGCACGGTTAGCTGAACTAAGATCGCGCCGCGCCCCTGAAGAAACCGGCATCTTTGAAGACTTTACCACAGGTTTTGGTAGGGGCTTCGTAGGTGTAGGTGAGAGTGCTGCACTTGGCCTTGCTGCGTTAGCTGAAGAAGAAACTGAAACCCAGTTACGTGACCGCATTAAGTCTGTAGCTGACTCGTTTGCTCCTGAAGGTGGTGATCCTGAGTCGTTTACTAGCGGACTAGGTTCGGCGTTCGGCTCTATTGCAGGTATTGCTCTCCCCGCTGCTGGCGTTGCTCTCGGCGCTGCTCCTTTGGGTGCCTCCGCTGCCCTTGCTTCAGGTCTTGCTACAGGTACTGCTGGTATACTAGGTGTAGGTGCCGCCGCTGGTGAAGCTAGTGAACGTGCTCGTGAAGCCGGTGTTAGTGAAGAAGTACGTAGTGCCGCTGCCTTACGTGGTGCTCCAATCGGCTTTCTTGATGTGCTACCTATGGCACGTTTTGTTAAGAGCATCGACGTACCTATACTATCTAAGTTAGTAGACAAGCTAGGCCCAGAACAAGTAAACACAATTGGCGAGAAAGTACGTAGCGCCGCATTAACTGGTGGGTACGAAGCTGGGCAAGAAGTAGCTGCCGAAGCTCTACAGAACCTTAACGAACGGCAGTACAACGAAGCTGTCGAGATATTTGCTGGTGCTGGAGAAGCCGCTACATTCGGTGGTATAGCCGGTGGTGTCCTTGACCTGTTCCTTGGCAGACGCGCACGCGACATAAAACCAACACCTCCTGCACCAAAAACTGAAGGTATGCCTGAAGATGCTCCGATAGGTACTCAGAGCGAGATGTTTCCTTTAGGTGAGGAACCAGCGGAAGTAGACGTAGAAGCAGTAAAAGCTAGATTATTTGAGGGTCTCGATACCGATTCCTTTGATGGTGTAGCTGCCCTACCTGAAGAGCAACGGGCAGAGTTACTACTAAGAAATCAAGATTTAACTAGGGCTGAGAGAGATGCCCTTATGGATACCGTGGAACCTGTCACACCTGTAGACGGGCCGTTGAGTCAAGATGTATTACCGGGAATGTCTCTTCCTGTTACCGAAGAAATTGATACAGCTATGGATGCTCAGTTAAAAGCATTCTCTGATGAGCAGTTGGCTGACGCTATGGCTCCAGCAGGTACGCAGCTTGAACTAGATGAAGTGCCTAGAGCCGACCAAACTGTTGACCTACCAGAAGATTCGGTTGACGTAGAAGAAGTACGTGCGCGTGTATTTAAAGGGTTTAGTGCATCTGCTCGTAGTAAGCCGTTAAACGAACTAACCGCCAAGCAACAACAAAAAATAGCAAAGAGAGCACAAGCCTTAGCCCCCGCAGAACTTGCTGCGCTTGAAGAAGTATTGGCCCAAGAAGCCGGTGTTCAGCCCACCACAGAAGACGCAGAAGCGATAAAAGCTAGACTATTTGAAGGTCTGGATACCGATTCCTTTGATGGTGTAGCTACTCTATCTGAAGAACAACAACTACAGTTTGCATTTAGAAACCAAGATTTAACTAGGGCTGAAAAGAAGGTTCTCGTGGACGCTGCTCGTGGCGTTACCCCTGCTACTGAAACGGCAACTCAACAACCACTGCCGGGATTAGAGCCAGAGAAAGTAGGCCCACAACTACAAGGACTACCTGCACCTCAAGGCGAAACTATCACGGTTGCCTCCGAAGGCGAAGCGCGTACTGAGCAGCAGCAAAAGTTAGTTGACGCTGTAGATGATAGGACGCGGAGACAGGGAGATGCCGCGTATTACGCTGAAGAAGCTATTATGGGTGATATGCCCGAAGCTGAAGTGCGGACGGCTCGTGAACGTGACGCAATTGCTCAACGAGAACAACCAGACCTGTTTCCCACCGAACTTGCTATAGCGGAAGACGCTAAAACAGGCCGCACAAGAGTGGAGTCAGAGATAGCCCCTACACCTGAACCTACACCAGAACCTGTACGTATAACTTCTCAGACACTAGATTCTTTAGCAGTCCCGGCGAGCGCACCTATAAGGCAAGAAATACCAGAAGGTGCTCTTTTAGATGACTCTGCTGTTTCCCCTAGAACTGGGAACCCGTTACCTGTAACTGTGCGAGAGCGGCTGGTTACATACGGCAGAAATAGAGGCTCAAGAGCGTTACAAACCAATATCGACAATCTGCTGCAAGGAGAGCCTGATGGCGTATCGACCAAGCAACGTGTTCTACCTACCGCAACCAAAAGAAAACCTGTCGCAGCAAGAGATAGAGCAAGCGATGTCGTTGATCTACAAGGCTTGGGAGACGGAGCAGTCAGTCCGAATACCGTGGAACCTGTCACACCTGTCACAAGAACAGTGGGAGATGTTAGACGAGGCACTGGACGAACTGCTGCTGGAGCAAGAACAGAGTCTGCTCCACTAACTGAAGAAACACGTAAAGATGCCTTAGCTACAGAATTCCTAGACCTTGTTGCCCTACCAAAGAAAAATAAGAAGCAAAAGGCTAGGCTGGCAGAGTTAACATCCCTAGCCCGTAAAGAAGTAAACGCCGTACCCAAGCGTGAGCGAACCGCCAAGGAAGTAAGAGAAACACCAACAGATACCAAGCCGGTAGAGTCTGAGTCAGAGATAGATGAAGGCGTTACTAAGATCTTGGGCCGTATCGAAGAGGGTAGGTTTGACGCTGCCGTAGCCGCTACCGCCCCAGAAAAAGCTAGTTCTCCTACTACTCCTGCCGTAAGAGCAAAAATAAAACCAAAGAGTGACGAAGACAAAGCTAGGGTAGATGAGATACGTGAGGAACAAGACGTTGGGCTGCCAGAAGCAAACGACATCTTAGCGGCAGAGAAAGCCACTGAAGCGTCTTTAGGTACGCGAACAATCAAAGGTGCTTACGGTACTGAAGTACCAACCTTCGGTATATTCGGAACCAGCGGTAAGCCACAGGAGATTGATACCCCCCTAGAGGCTTCGGTAGTCAGAGCTTTATACACAGGAGATGTTAAGGGTGCGTTAGAGGCGTTAAGTAAAACAACACCTGACAGACGCGCACGCCGTGTTGCTAAGAAGTTAATAAAGTACGTTGGTACTACTAAGTTGTTTCTTGTAGACCCCAGCAACGATAACCCAGCCAGTATGACGGCAGGTGAGGCAGCTAACCTAAGTAAGCTATTCGCTAAAGAAAGAAACGGCGAATTACCTGCGGGGCTTTATGTGGGTGCCGATAACGCAATACTCCTAAACCAGAGAACTGGGATTAACGCCTACACGTTCCTGCACGAAATGGCTCACGCTGCCACTTTGTTGGAGATAGAAACCAACCCGCAAAGTGCTACGGTCAAACGTCTTAACAAACTATATGAAGATGTTAAGGCTACGTATGGGGAATACAAACCTTACGGTACTACTAACCTAGCCGAGTTTGTAGCTGAAGCGTACAGCAACCCAGAGTTCCAACGTGACTTAGCTAGAATCAATCCGAAGGGTGGGCCGTTTAGCGCATGGCAAAAATTCCAAGAAATAATTGCTAAGTTCTTTGGATTCGACAGGCTCGGTGGCACAGCACAAGCCGAAGCGAACCGCCTCATAGAAGCGATCTTAGCCCCCGGCATAGCGATGCGTGGTCTGCCGAATGTACCCGCGTACTCCACTAAGGAGGGTGTTGCTAAGGTCGGTAAGGAAATAGCATCGGTAAAGTCAAACCTTACTGAGAAAGAGGGGCGGGCGAAGCTCAAGCGTGACTTTAAGGCCGTATTTGGCACTGGGGGTCTGAACCCTCCCTTACGGAAGGCTTTACGTGGACTACTAGGCGCAACCAACAACTCGGTGGTATTTGATGACTTCGGCGCTAATATCCCTTTTGCAAAAGAACTGGGTGTCTCGATATTAGAACAACGTGGCTTCCTAAATGAAGCGGAGATATTCGTTAAAGGAAAACTTGATCCTCTTATAGAATGGTCTTCAAAAGCATCTAAAGAGACAATGGACAAGTTTGAGCCACTTATTACCGACAGTACCATTGATGAAGTAAACCCATCAATATCGTTGAAAGAAGCTACGGATAGGTACGGTAAGCAGACTGTAGACACTGTAGACGGTACTAGCCAACTAAAGATAGACCGCTATAAAGAGCTACGTAAAATATACGACAGCAGTGAGATGGGTGCAGATGGTCGGCGTGCCTATGTGGATCTACTAGATCTTTATAAAACTCTACAGCAAAACATGCAAAACACTTTGGTAGATCGAATAGACTCCCTAAACGTAGAAGATCCTATAAAGAATTCCCTTAAAAACGGGCTAGTAGCTAGACTTATGGAACTGTCCAACATCGACCCTTACTTTCCCCTAGACCGTGCAGGTGAGTATTGGTTGGCGGTTAGGAACCCCGCGGACAAGGAAGTCGCTACTCCTACGTTTAGCTCTATGGGAGACCGTAACCTAGCCAAAGAAAAGTTTGAGGCTATGGGCTACGATGTTGAGGTCATTGAACCTGATAACATGCAAAAACTTATAGGTAATAACGCACCCCCCGGATCGTTTGTTGCCCAAGTCTTAGGCGTGTTAAACAACTCAAAGATACCGGAGTCAACTCGCACACAAATTGCTAGGTTGTATATTGAGTCTCTACCTCAGTCGTCTTTTAGTAAGTCATTACTGAAACGGGAAGGTAAATTGGGTTACGACATGGACGCAATCGGAACTGCCCGAACTAAAGCGTATGACCTAGCTCGACAAACAGCGAGGTTACGGGGGAGTAACGCGATACAAACCATTATGGACAAGCTAGAAGAAGCTACAAACCCCAAGGGTACCAAAGAGTTTAACAATGACCGTGATAAAGCCCTCATAGAAGAAATGATGGATCGGGGCAAATTTGCTATAAACCCCCCAGCAGATCAGTACGCTAAAAATGCTAACCGCGTGGCGTTTATATGGACTATTGGTTTTAACGCATCGTCTGCACTGGTTAACTTGTCACAGATACCATTGTTTGCGTACCCTATACTGGCAGGTAAGTACGGACATAAAGCCGCTTGGAACGCTATAAAGGACGCAGGTAAGTTATATGCGGGTTCTTACGTACCACACGCCAAAGAAAGTTTCTCCAACGACCCTGAAGGAGCTAAAAAGTTTGGTGATAGGTACACAACGCCTTCTATAGATAACTACTACACTAGAACTCTCGACAGTAATAACAACGTGAGCTTCTCGGTTCGGACTGACCTAAACCTAGATGATGAAAAAGCAAAAGAACTGGAGCGTATAAAGCCGCTAGTAGAGCTTGCCGCTAAACGTGGAGAGTTAACCTCATCGTTCTTGGCGGATACCCTGAGCGTAGATGACTCAGGCCGCACAACAAATGCTTACGATAAGATAACTAATTGGTCTGCAATAATGTTTCATAACGCAGAAGTTATGAACCGACAGACTATCATGGTCGCTGCGTATGATCTTGCACTTAACAAGCTAGTTACTAAGGGTAAGAAGCCTACACCAGAGCAAATGCAGAACGCAGCGGAAGACGCTTTGTTTGACACTCAACGGGTAAACGGTGGTGCTACGTTAGAAACTGGCCCTAGACTCGCCCGCGAAGGTATTGGTCGAGTAGCTCTTATGTACAAAGGGTACGGCGCACAGATGTACTACACCATGCTCAGAACTGGTTATGAGATGGTACACAGCTACTATAAGGGAGATAAAGCGGCGGCTAACCAAGCGTTTAAACAGCTTGCGGGTATACACCTGTCGGCTTTGTTCTTTGCGGGAATACAAGGTTTACCGTTGTACGGTGTAGTGTCGATGTTTTACGACATGCTCCAAGAAGATTATGAAGAAGACGCAGACGAGGCGCTACGTAGCTACCTAGATAACGATGTCCTTTACAAAGGACTACTATCTGAAATGACGGGTTTAGACGTATCGCAGCGAGTTAAACTTACTGACCTGCTATTTGAGGCTGATAGGTTTAACAGTGACCCATCACCAGAAGAGACAATTGGACACTACTTAGGTGGCCCTGCATGGAGTACATTCTCCAGAGCCGTAGAAGGGGTAGGTGAGATGAAGAACGGAGAGTTTGAGCGTGGTGCCGAAGCTATAATGCCGGGTGCTGTACGTAACCTCTATAAAGGTCTTTACAGATACCCAAGAGATGAAGGTATCTTGACTCGCCGTGGCGACCCTATCTACGACGATATTACTGGCGGTGACATGCTCACGCAGATACTAGGGTTCCCACCCGTTGGCTACACCCGTGAGATAGAAGAGACATCCGCTGCAAAAGGTATGGAGTCTGCTGCACGTAGCAAACGTCAGAAACTACTGAAGCGTTTATACATAGCTATAAGGTTCGGTGATTTTGATGCAGCCGATGCGGTGCGAGATGAGATGGATGAGTTTAACGAGGAAGAGATCACATACATAGATCCCAAGCTATTTATAGATGGAGACACTATAAAGAAATCTATGCGTAGGCACATGTCAACCACCACCAAGATGCACAATGGTGTGCTGCTATCTCCTTACATGAAGAGCGCGGTAGATGACGTAGGGTTCTTATAGAAGAAACCCCCTACCGCGTAGAGGGGACAACACGGTAGGGGGCGAAGGCAGATAAGACTTCACTGGGAGGAGACCGATGACCTTATCTCAGCGGATAGTATCATAGAGTACGCCAAATACGTACCCCCAAATAAGGTGTTTCGACTACTGTTCTTACCTCAATATCCCAACCCATACCGGCTACACATATCTTCTTAACCTGCTGTATAGCCTCGGTTGTATTGACGCAGGGGATGAATATAGAACTACCTACTACCATAGCGCCCCAATCCACAACGATACGTAGCCCATCTGGGTTTATATCGTGCAGTTTGAGTACGGTGTCATTCACCTTTACCTAAGACCCTGAACCCCCCACCATGCTTTAGCTCGTACCTGCGGGTTATGTTGTACACCGAAGCGGGTTTCATACCTGTTTCTTTGGCTATCTTAGCCCTACCCATACCACGTTTCTGAGCTTCTAACACCTTCATAATCTCTTCGTCGGGTATGCTACGTTTGAACTTGCCGCGCACTACACGGGGTATTGGTGTTATGTTCGGTTCGTCTGCGTACGCACGCTTACCACGTTCTTTACCCATCTCCAGTGCTTTGTTCTGGGCATGTATCGCTGCTAAAAATGTCTTACTCATCTGCTGTCGTGTCTCCCTGTCCTTCCTTATCGAACGTCTTACAATTAACTATTATGACCCGACTCGCCGGTAACTCTAGGTGGGTACCTTTACCCAACCGTATAGACCCACGTTTTCCACCTAAGTTCTTAATCAGACCATCCACAAACGCACCGTAGTTTACCTGCTGCGCTGCACACCAAGCCTTCAAAGGTTTAGGTACAAGATAAGCCTTCTTAGTATCCGTTTCGTACCGTGCAACTAACCTCCCGCGTGGTAGAGCATCCGGTATAACAAGGGTATCCAGACCATTGCCAGACTCACTACGTAAATCGTCGGTGCTCTTGAGCATTAGGATGTTGTTGTAGTTCTCAGTCATATAGTCATTAAGGGTCTGCTCTACTGACACGCCCATATCACTTACCGACTGTAAGTTTGTCTTGAGTAGCTTAACAGTCCACGCGAACAGGGCTTCAAGATCGTAGTCAATTAGCCCTAGCTGCTTGGCGATATATGCACCAGATAGTGTGGTAGCTGCACCGGCTGACCAGAAGCGGTTCTCAGAAGTAAGCCCCGCCGCTTCATCTATTAGCCGCTGGTTCTCAAATACTATCTGCTTAACTTTTTCTAAGTTCTGCATAACGTACTGTATGTAGATGATCCCCGCGTGCCCGTAGTTCTCCGTGATAGCCACATCAAACGCATCGGTCTTCTTCTTGTCTTCGGTGCTGTCGAATACTCTACTAGCCTTCCACTCCAGCATCCGCTGGGCCTCTGCTTTGGGCTGCTGCTTCTCAACGGATATACGTTCGATAACACTGGCGTTACCTGTAGTCACAGACAAGAACTGCCACGGTTCCCCACGAACACGTTCAAGGTTAGACCCTCCTGACATACGCCCCCGTTGCTGCCCAGAAGACAACTGATACGCTAGATCACTGAGCTTTTCGCTCTTCTCGTTGGTCAGCTCGTCTACGTAGAACGGTAGGTTGTGCAATATCTCTGCGCGGTTGAACTTCATAGCGTCAGTGTCACGCTCTTCTACCATAAGAGCTTTCTCAGAACCCCATACCGAAGAAGCGACACGTACCGCTGCCGTCTTACCACACCCTGAGATGCTACTGTGTATATGCAAGGCACAAGAGTTCTGCGGTAAGAACTTCATTAACGGAGAGCCAAACGCTGTACATACAACGTACTGGTGCATGACTAACTCTGGTAACGTCCCGTAGAAATTAGCCATCTCCTTCCATGCTTCCAACGTACCCTTCGGCTGCAAGTAGGGCATCAACGCACCCGTAGGTGTGGACGGCGGGTTATGTCGAGTCTCGTTGGGCCGTATTTCTTTATCTCCAACAATGAATGCACTGCACTCGTCGTCTACCCAACCAAACTGGCGGTGTGCTGTATCTGCTGTGGAGGTCGCTTGTAACTCATTTACCCATGTAATCATATATTGCATCAACTCATCTATTCGTGAAACGGCAACGCCCTGCATGGACATCTGTTTTCTAAATTCTTCTCTTGAAGTCACCGCTGTAAGTGGCATTGTAAATTCTCGTATACCATCTTGCGGTAGGTGTATCCTACAAACTACACCTTCACCGGCTTCTATATCTAATAAGCGGCGGGTTATGTAAATGTCGTTATGGTAGATAACACTCTCATCCACCTCCCCATCGACACTTACGTTCTTGATGTACACACCACCGTTGATCCCTCGAAAGTAAGGGCGTGGGTACACTGGTATAACGTGTTCTGTAGAAGTATCGACACTAAACCCGGAATAAGACTCTGTACTTTTTCCTGAATAATCATCCCCATCTTCACCAAACTCATCAAACTCATCAAAACTTTCTTCAGTAACGTAGTTACCATCTTCGTTCACTTCGGCTTCGGGTATCTTACGCCCCAGAGCAATCGGTGATTTTATCTTGCCCCAGTTAGGGCAATCCATACATATGCCAGCCTCGTTCTCGTCGAATGTTGTGCAGCGGTACGGGCCTTTAATTAGGTCTAGTTTCTTGAGCGTAAGCTCTGGGGTGTATTCGGCGTGCTTCCTAGAAATTTTGTGTGCGGCCTCTTCGCTGTCTTCACAAAACTTAGCAATAGACAGTCCCGCCCTCCACATTGGCTCACTAGCTTCGGCTTGTCCTTTAATTATACGGTGTAGCTGTTCGCAGCCGTTACCGTTCTGCGCCTTGAGTAATATACCCCTAAAGCTGTACTTGATGTTGCTCATCAGTACGTCACGCAAACTAGCTGGGCCATCCGCAGGTGTGTACTTCTTGGGAACTGGTATCGTGTCCATACCCAGCTTACTGGCAAAGAAGTCAAAGTTAACCGTATCGGGTACATTACCTATGACTTCTACTGGTGCGGGGGTTTCAGGTTTGTAATTGTGCGTACCTACTACACGAAGAACCCGTGCCATATCAGCAGGTACTGCGGGGTCTATCTCAAGCCCAAACTCTCTGCACTTGGCCTTAAACTGGTCAGCTACTACCTTCCACTGCTCTACTGGTATGGACTCTGATAGACCCCAGTAGACATGTATACCACGCCCTGAGTTAACTATAAGAGGTTCTGGTAGTTCTAACGCCACGCGGAACTCTTCTAACCTACGTAGTGCGTCATCTTGTGTGGCAAAGCCCTTGCGTTCAGCTACCTTATCTTCGCCAACATCTAAATCTAAAAAGAACGACTTAATATGTTTGGCATCTTCACCTTTACGAGTCTCCTTCTTTCTGAAGTTACTCATAGCAAAGTACACATCTTGCCCCATACTGTCGTAGTATTCGGTGGCTTCTGCTAGATCATCTACCGAGTCGAAGTATGTTTGCCGTACCCCGCTAGACGTTAAATTATATTGTAGGGCAACGTATACCCCTTCAGCGGGTAGCACCCACTGTAAAAATTCTCTTGTATTCATGTTCTGCACCTATTGCCGAGGGACAGTATGGCAGGGGTGTCGGCGCACCCTCTTCGGTATTACCTAGCCATACTGGAGTAGTTATCTAGGGTTAGTCATCCCAACCTTCAATAACTAAACTCAGGTCGCCGTCGTCTTTGGGTGCAGGCGCGGACTTCTTAACGACCTTCGTTGGTTCCGCTACTTCAGCGGTATCTGGCTCATCACCAAATATATCATCAGAGTCATCATCATCTAACTCGACACTGGTACTCTTTACACTACTGGTAGTATCACTAAACGGATTATCAGGTTGGGCTACAAAACCACCTTCCACAATGCCGAAGGGCGAACGTGAAACCATAGGCTTGTATTCAGTTACCTGAACACCGTTCAAACGCAAGCTAACCCCGTTGTCCCGCATAGAGTACGGCACGAAAGTGAAAGCAAGATTCACGGTACTACCGCTGGTCAACTGAAAATCCGCTGCCAGCTTAGTGTTCTGTGCGTCAACTTGTATTGGTGGGGTAGTCTTATCAGTGCCGTAAGCACCTTTCAACTTACACTTACCAATGAAGTTACCGTCATCGTTCTTCTTGAATGGAAGAGCAAACTTATCAGGCCAGCTACTTTCTTTCTTGGCCTTATAAGCCACAGCCATTGCCTTGTATAAGGCTTTAGCTTCGCTCTCAGACATAACGAAGGACATCGAATACTCTGCACCATCATCTAGTGGGTCACATTTGACAGACGCACCGTTCTTACCAGCTTTGTTATCAAACTTGTAAGTGGTATCTAGTTTTGGATAGAGGGCTTCTACGCCTTCGATTGTGTAGTACATATTATTATCAGCCATTGTTGGTCTCCTTAACTTAGGCTATTTATATTGAACCCTTCAGTCGTGGAGAAGGGCGAACCTTCTCGGTTGTAGGGGCTAACGTCGAAAGCAATCGCTGCTAACGTGTCATCGTCATCCACCATCAACCTGACTTTCTGTAGTTCCTTTTCTTCTAAAGGTCTTTGTGGGTAGAAGAACAACTTCGGTACAGGACTACCTGCGTCAAAACTTATTCTTGTCACCACTGCTGCGCTGGGCGTTCCATGCCCACTCAAAAACTTGGCGTAGGCTTGTAGAGGCATAGAACTTCTACCTCCGGCCTTACCAAATATAGACGAGGCGGGTACTTGCAACTGGTACACCGTGTCTAACGCTTGCTCTTCAACAATTGCTAGGCGTTGGCTAAACCTGCAAGCCCTACCTCCCCCACTACCAGAACCTCGGACATTGTTAGTGCAGTCAATACAACGGGCACTTTGTCTCTGCTCTGGTGGTACTTCAGGTGCGGGTCTCTGGGTATCACTAGACCAACATGTAGGCAGACGTTTGGCTTTAGGATCGTAGTCACCTTTGTAGTACGAGCGCGATACTGCCGCTGCGTTTACGATAACTACGTCTATAGCTGTACTGTCTGGCTGTAGGTCTAACCCAGTAAACTTACTACCCTGTATACTGATTCGGCGCACTATGCGTCTTCGTCAGCATCAAACTCTGCTGCAATGTCTTCTGGCTGCACCGGCTGGGCGTTTGTAACACCTGCCATTAGAGCTTCGGACACCTTGGCTAACGCAAATCTCTGCGTCTTGCCGACCTTCACATAAGTATCTGAGGGTATAACACCATCCCGTACCCATTTACGGGTCGTGGATAATGACACACTAAAATACTTTGCGACATCTTCAATGGGAACTAATTGCTCCATTACTTACCCTTCCTTATTGTTAGCGCGAATTCTGCGTCTACGTTTAACCCCTTCGGAAGAAGGTCTGGGTTCTCTTCTAGGAACTCCTTTACATTCTTCTGGTTAAGCCGTCTGTCCAAAAACTCTGGTACTTCATGTTCAAGAATAAACTTGTGCATGTTCTCCCAATCGCTAGTCCAATACTTCTGCTTAACCGTACGGTAAAACGTACCAGCATCTGTCTTAACACTTTTGAGTTCGTTCTCTTTCAAGTAACCCAGTAACGCGCTTCTTATTTTGTCTTGCTGACTGACTAATTCGCTGTCAGCTTCCTTGTATTCAGCGGATAACCTATCCCGTTCTGCCTTGATCTTGAGGTAAACCTTAGTCATCTTAGCTAGGGGTATACCACCCGCTCCTATCGCATCAGCCATGTCCTTACCCTTTCATTGCCGAGAAAGGTAATATAAGGGTACATAGTGCCTTATGCAAGTAGTTCCTTGTATAAATCAATAATTTTTGTGTGTGAGTCTAATTTGTTATCTAGTAATGCGTATACATGACGTTCTACATCAGATCCTTGTAACTGAACAACCGTACACTTGTGGTCTTGACCGGCTCTGTGTATTCGGGCATTAGCCTGTGCATAGGTCTCTACTGAACTGGTTGGCCCCCACCACACAATCGTATTCGCAGCAGTAAGCGTTACCCCGTGTGCCGCAGCCTGTGGCTGGATAACTAGCACCTGTATACCGTCCTTGTCTTCTTGGAATGCTTTGAATATCGCGGTACGTTTGGCTGCTGGTACGCTACCGCTGATGACTTCAGTGTTTATGTTGTCCCCACGTAGCTTGTCAGTGAGTATGGCTATAGTGTGTTTGAACGGTACGAACACTATGACTTTCTTACTGGACTCTACTATTACTTCACGTAACACGTTGTACCTGTGCTTGATGTCAAACTCTATTGTGTCTTTACTATCGGCATAGACTGCACCACCGGAGATCTGTAGTAGCTTGTTCATGTTGACCGCTGCCGTAGCCGCAGTTACATCTTCACCTGCCGCTTGCATAATCATCTTGTCTTTAAGCTCTTTGTAGTACTTCTCTTGCTGCCTCGTAAGTGCAACCTCACGAGTCGTGTACACTAGCTCTGGTAGGTCTAAGCACTCTTCCTTGGTAAACCGTATGGCTGGTTGCAGTGCCTCAAATACCGTTTCCGTGGCACTGGGCTTGGGAACCCACTTAAAGTTAGTCACCTTGTACATGACTTGATCGCGGAACGAACCCATGAAGCGTGGCACAGACTTCGGGTTAACAAGTTTAGCTAGTCCATAGGCATCCATCGGGCTTTGTGCAGCGGGTGTACCTGTCATCATCCACAGCCATGTGTCGGAGGTAAGTATCTTGTTGAGTGTCTTCCAACGGTCAGTCTGCGAATTCTTGTAGTGTGTTGCCTCGTCTACGATTACTAAATCAAACCCACCTGCTGCGACTGCATCGGCTACTATCTTTACACCGTCATAGTTTATTATGACGAACTCAGCCTCGCCCTCGATAACCTTCTGCCGTTGTTTAGCCGAACCATAGGCCACATCTACCTTACGGTGCATGGCAAAAGTGAACAGATCTTCTCGCCACGCCGAATCCATAATAGATAGAGGGCAGATTACCAGTACGCGGTTAATACGTTTCTTGGTTAGTAGGAAGTCCGCTGCCCAGATAGCACTGGCTGTCTTACCTGTACCCTGCTCATTGAAGCAAAAGGATCTCTTGTTCATGGTAAGAAACCCTGCGGTAGTCTTCTGGTGTTCAAACGGTTTGAACTTACCAGTCCACTTATACTGCCCCTCAATAGGTGAAGGTGCCCGTATGTTCATGTTCTTCAGCACATGGGCTTCGTCTATGCCCCAGTTAACCAACACTCGATTTCCTGATAACTCCTTACTCTTAGGTATTACATCGGTTACTTTACCCGGCGCACGTAACCTCATAAGCAGTGCTCTGTTATCTATAACTTTCATTATTCCTCCCACGCAAAAAGGCGTGAAGGGGGTCTCCCCAACACGCAAACTAAATTAGCCCCGCCTTCGACCACACGGACGGGAACGTGCCGTTACAGGTACAGCAAACCTGTGGGTCTTCACTACTTACTGCGACCACCAATACAACGGTAACAGTTCTCTATGCCGCATACGTTTAAGCCCCTCGCCGGAGGCATTGTTTTGCCCCCACGTAGAAGTCTTACAATGACATATGGCACAGGTTACTTTTAAGTTCTCGTGTCGGTTATCTCTACGATCCCCATTAACATGGTCTATCTGAAACGCTCTTGCATCATTATCTGTATACCCGTCAGGTACATGACAAGACACAACCTCACAACGTAGCCCACGTACATCTAGCAAATACTTACGCATCGGCTGACTAAATTTACTGTCCTTTATAAACTTATGCTTAACTGTAAATTTTCCTTGGCAAACGTTACTACAAAACAAGCCGCGACTCTGACTCATATGGTACGTGAACACAGTATCACAACTCTTGCAGGCGGCGGCGGACTTCACTACTTACGCTTAGGCTTCTTGCCATTGCGACTACGGTTGGCACTGCTACTTTCTACTCTGTAGCCATCTGCATTACTGCCGCCCTTACTTAACATCTTATTGTGGCTGACATCTCTACCTTCACGCTTGTCAGCACGCCCATCCTTGTTAGCATCACGACCAGCCTTATCCATAGCTCGTCTAGCACGCTGTCTTTCCATACGTGCTTCATGCGCTGGACTACCTACTGGTGGGTTTGGCTGCGGCTTACGATCTGCTTTGTTCTTATACGGCATCAGTTTCTTCCGTTGTGTGGACACTCTAGTACAGGACACCATGCCTTGCACAACCCACTAGGGTTAGGGTTCCACGTGTCATTCTCAAAGGCTGACTCCATGTCGCTGTACTTACTCAGCCATTTAGCCCATAACTTCTTTTCATCTTCTATGGCGTAGCGGTCTCTAATAAGATCCTCACTCACCACAAACAGTAATCCAGCCCGAACAGTCTCCACTTCGGGATAGTGCTTGAAGGTAGCCAAAGCCATAAGCTCTAGCTGCCCCTTGTCCGCATACCTTGCAGACTTGCCGGTCTTGTAGTCTATCACCCAAGCCAGCTTGTCTTCACGGTTGAGTATAACTAAATCAGCAATGCCACGGAACCACACATCATCAGCAAAAAAACTACACGCTTCCAGATCTTCGGTCAGACCCATCTTGATCTCGCATAGCTTCTCGCCTTTCTTATCGTTCAGTGCATCTAACATACCCTGTGCATAACTGAAACGTGGGTCTAGTTCACCACCGTCGCGGATGTATATCTCCGCTGCTTCGTGAAAAGCTGTTCCATACAACGTAGCCTCAGACTCCTTGAACGGATACTGCTTGAGCACCTTCTCATGGTAAAACTGCTTAGGACATTGCTGAAACGCCTTGATCTTACTAAAACTCCACGGGGCTACGCTCACTTCTTTTTAACCGCCGAATATTCTCGTGTGCCGGTAGGAAGACTCAGTATCCATTCTTGAATCTCATCAGACCTCCACCCTGACCTACGTGTCCCTATATGTAAGGGTTCAGGAAACTCACCTCGACTAATCATCGAATATAATGTCGATCCCCCAAGCCCCGTAACTTTCTTAACTTCTGGTAATAAAAGTATTCTAATGTCTTCACTCATTATTCACAGTCTCCATATGATTTTGCTACACCGCTTTCACAATCAAGCGGCAGTCCTTCTGCCCACGTTGGTACATAGCGCATACACCCCTCTATGTACGTCTGGGCTTCCTCTACTTCCTTCTCCGATACACATGCGACAATAGAGTCGTGTACCGTAAGTACCGGTGGGTACTTCTTCGCAATCAGTAGCATCTGCTCACCGATTATACATCTGGCGACAGCTTGACAGACATTCTCTATCACCTTGCCACCATACAACCTAGTTCGGCCTTTACGTGTGTTATAGGAATACTCCACACCCTTCTCACCTTGCGTACCTCTCAGATCGTCGTACCGCATGACCAACCCAGATGGTAACTTAATACCCGTAACTGATCCAACAGCCGTCACTACACCGTTACCAAACTGTAACGAATCACCCCTCGCTAGATACGCGATCATGTTCTGGGCTTCACGCCATACGTGACCAATCTTCCAGTTAGCTTCACGGTAGATGTTGATGATACGCCTAGCTTCCTCGGCTGGTATAGAACGACCTAACGTCTTTAGCTGTTCTTGAAACCTTATGGCACCCATACCGTACCCTGCACCGAGGATAGTGGTCTTACCTACGAACCGCTGATCCTTTGTTACTTGGTCTTCAGGTATGTTGTAGATACGTGCAGCCATCTTGATGTAAACGTCTTCCTTATCACGGAAGGCTTGAGTCAGGTCATCTTGCCCCGCAAACCACGCCAACACTCGTGCCTCAATCTGCGATGAATCACAGTCCACTAGCATGTAGCCATCAGGTGCGATAATACTCTTCTTTAACTTCTTACCATCTGGCCCACGGCTGGGTAGGTTTTGTATGTTGATCTTGTCATCACCACCCCACCTGCCGGTATGCGCTGCGTAGTATTTAACTGGCACCGGCATAGTCCCACGCTTAGATATGTCTATGAACCGTTGGGTACGTGTCTCTTCTAGCGTGCTCTTCAACCCAAGCCTAGCTGCAACAAGTAACTGTACCCGACTGTCTTCGTGCTGCTGCAATGCCTTGAATGCCTCGTCGGTCTTGGCGAATGCAAACGTCTCCTTGCCTGTAGTAAGGCTGGTCTTCATAGGAGGTTCTACCCCCAAGCTCTTTAGTATCTCAGCGAACTTGGGGTTACTCATCAGCTCTTTCTTATCCTCTACACCACTATCAGATAACAACTTATCCTTAGCTTTCTTGGTGTCGTATAAGTGATCCTCAAGTAAGTCAGTGTCTAGCTCCAGCAGGGGGTGTATGAACATACGTAGAGTACGATCAATCAGCTTTAGTTCCTGACGCGGGAACCCCCTACCCATCAGCCCAAACAGCTTATAGGTTAGCTCTACGTCATTAATGCAGTAGTCGCCGTACTTATCTAACTCTTCATCAGTGAAGTCTAGTCGGCGTTTAGCTACTGCGTTTAGTATCTCGTCCCCTTTTTTGCCGACCCCGTATCTATCAGCAAGTGCCGCAAGGCTACCACCAACCTCGACCCCATGAAGAGCGCGAGCGATACACAGAGTATCAGCCCAGACGCGAGGGTTAATACCAAAGAGCCAAGACAAGATAGCACCATCAAACATAGTGTTGTGAGCCAGAACCATGCTGCTCTCCCAATCGAATCCATCTAAATACCCCTGTAGTTCGTTATGTGTGCCGGATGCCCATTCAGTAGGGCCGTTGTTTACCTTCACCCCTATACCTATTACTTGAAAACGAGGGTCACGAATGTACTCCTCGGTGGTTAACTTCCTAAGTGAAAAGTCCTTGTCGTAGTAGGTCTCGAAGTCCAGCGTTATTAAGTCCATGTTTTGCCGTCCTTCTCTGTTAACCAGACGCGGTAGTTACCGTCATTGGTTATCTTACGGCTCGTAATGTTCCAGCCATTACGTTTAGCGGTCATACGAATGGCGCGTACCTTATACCCGTACGGGTCAATCAGAACAAATGAGTCACCCAGATTCATACGGGATAACGTGTCCTCGTACACCCGTTGGTTGTTGTACTGCTTATCGAACAACAGTACGCCCTCCTCTATTACGAGATCTTCAAGCCCCTCATCCATTATCAGGCTCCCGCTGCTTGATGTTTTTAATCTCAACGAATAGCTGCTGCGGTATACGTAGAATTATCCCTTCACCGTCTTCAACCGCAAACCCAGCTTGCTCTTCGTTCTTGGCTTCTACTAGCACGCGGGTCTCTATGAGGGTATGAAACTTAACTTCAAACTTCGGCATATCAACCCCCTAACCGTTTAATTTCAGCGTCAATATAGAACCTGATCTTCTTGGCATCACGTAGCTCATCAGAGTGTGATGACTCGCCATAGCGATACGCCGCTCGGAAGATCTCACCAATCTGTGCGTTCATATTCTTATGGGATATAAGGTCTTGCAGTTCAGCCGCACCATCAGGTAACTCGTAGTAGCTGGCAGTGCTGCCATCACTGGTGCCTACCGACTGCTGTGTTTTATGTACCAGTGGTGATTTAGCCTCCAGCGTAGCGGGTTCCTTGTAACGTGTTAACTTACCGTCAGAACTTATGTTCCCCATGCGTTGTTGTTCTAACTCGTACTCACGGAGCATCTTATACGCATAGCTTGGGCTTACGCCTGTGTCTCTGGCTATCGAATCCTTCTTAGCAAAGGGCCAATTCTCATCTAGGTATTTCCATACCAACTCACGTTTCACTGATGGTCTAGCCATTCTCGGTCTCCTTAAAAATCAAATTCCATTTGGCGTGGGTCATTACCCTTGCCGGTTAAATAGAACAGCACATCGTCTATGTTGTTCTCGTTCACGACTAACGAAATCCCCTTCGCTTCGTCAATGTCCTTTAGGTTCTTATCCTGCAATGGGGTGGTCTTACCCTTACCCGCCTTACATTCAATACCAAAGAACTTACCCTCGTAGCACCCGACAATATCCGGTACACCACTCTTACCGTAGCCGCCTGTAGCGGGGTAGAAGTAGTAAGCACTTAACGTCTTCAGTACATCAGCTACTTTTTTCTTCACCTTTGACTCTGGCGTTGCTGCCATCCTTAGTCTCCTTGAGTAGTTTAGTAACACTGGTTGTGAGTTTCTTGATCTCACGTTGGTTGGTTTCAATAGCTTTGCCCAAGTACGCAAAGTCTTGGCATAGGTCATCAGTAGCACGGGTCAGGGAAGATATAGACTTAATGCTGTCCATCATCTCCTGCATCGTATCGTCATCAATTTCCATCTCTAGCGTTATCTTCGCCATACGTTCTCCTAGGGAACAGGTCTCAGTGTTTATTTACAGAGCGCGGTAGTTGGTTAGATTCGCCCATGATCTCCGGAAAAGAACGGAGTGTGGGAGGCACTTCATCTAACCTATTCTTTAGACTGAAAAACTACATTCAGCACAGGAACGTCGGACGCTACCGCCCACCCGACATATAACCCCCACAGGATTTCTTTTAGCAGAACAACCAAAAGGAGTTACTGCTTACACGATACCCAACACCATCTACTTGAGGTTGTAGTGGTTCTAATATAGAAAGTACCACTATCTTTTCCTTCAACTCGGTAGGTAAGTTTTCCATACCGTCATAGTATTTATCTTTGTATGGTGCGTCAATACATTCCGTACCCAAACATGTTATTCCCCATGTATCCCTATCAGGGTTTAGCTTCGCGTGGTATATGATACCGTCATGGTGTAAGCTGTTTTGACCTTTTGCCCTAGCCGTCCGCACCGTATCCTCTCTCATACTACCTAACGTAGTGGCGATGTCCTCAATCATACGTAGATCATAGGGACGCTGGCCCTTGGCGTAAGGCTTAACAAACATAGAACATATCCTCATCGGCTTTCATGCCTACACCACTTACGTAGTCGCCCACGGTTGCCATGTTCAGCACACTGATCTTACCCACAAGCTCGTCGTAACCTTCTTGTGGAGATCTCTCGTAGTGACGTACAGGTTGCCAGTCAGTCTGAACCATAGAATACATAACGCTGTGGATATGTAGTGTGTCTAAGTGCTGCTGCCCATGATGATCCTGACCCACGTAGACAAACGTAGGTGATTTACCAATATCATTTAGGTCGTTAAGCTCTTTATCGTACCTAAAAAAATCTTCCACGCTGGTTCTTACACTTATGTCAGGTATGCTATCGCGCATACCCCTAAGCATTGGAAGTACAATAGAGTCTCGTTCTAACCCAAGGTTCTTTAACTCTGTGACCGCCTTCTGCCCCACCGACTGTATTAGCATCCCACGCCCAATAGTGTATGGGTCTGCATGTACAGTTGCCAACTCTTGAACAGTCCACGCTTGTAGTGCAGCCGCAGCTTTCTTCACAGCAGGGTTTAAGTTCTTACTCCAGTGCATGTAGTGTTCGGGACTAGGTGAACCGTATCGTGCGTTTTCTATAGTGTGGCTGCTAACTTTATAGTTACCATCGTGTACAGAGATAACACCTCGTATAAACTTCTCATGTGGGTAGTAAACGTGTGCGCTGCGCTGTCCTCGACCTGCGAACTTAACACCACGCATCTTCTTACTAAGTGCTTCCTTAAACTCTGCTAGAGGAAAGATTACTGGTGGTTCCCCGTAGCCCTCTGCTTCCTTAACCGTAACTTGAAACATTTGCTTAGGCTGTCTTATGTATCGCATGTCATTTCCCTTTCGTTGTAGTAATTAAACCGCACGCACGGTTAGCCCATGTGTTGAACTGTGCGCGTACTTTCTTAGCGTCCTCTGGTGTAGTAACGTGTTTCATATCAGATCGTAACATAAACATAGCCAGTAGTGGTAGGCGTAGCTGATGGTCATCTGTCGTTAGTATACGTTGTACCTCGTCACCGTTGTAGGTTGTGTTACTGCTGTATGCCCAACCCTCTATCACGTTATCCTCACGTAACGCAGCCTTGATCTCGCGTATGTATTCCCAATCATCTATAGGAACCATCGGCCCTACGGCACACGCCCACTGCCAGAACTTATCAAGGTGTGGCTTGAGTTCTTTCTTACGTTCCTTGTTAACACGGTGCTTGGGATGCACTACCTTGAACTCAGGACTGATTAGCACCCAATCGCTGAAGGTAAGGTCAGTTATGGAATAGATAGGGTCAGGCACATGCGCTGTGCGTGCGAACTTCAAAAACTTCTGATCGTCCTCCCGCACGTACTCATCATTGTCCGACCAACTATATTGCTTTCGGTGTGATTCTCTACCCGCATCTATAGACTTACTCTTGGGTAGGTAATACCTTTGGCTGGAGAACGAGTCATTGGCTACCACGTATTGCTTACCGCCGTTACCTGTTCTAAATTTAAGCCCCAGCGGTAAGAAGTCATGTAGAAAACCGTAGCGTGAGTTATGCCCGTAGTCACCTGACCCGTTACGTACCTTGACAGTCTCTAGGTATGAGCCATCCGGCTGCGGCTGTACTTCCCACACTATAGGTGACAGGTTATACGTATCTTGATTCGGTACATCGGCGTATCCATTGAAGACAAAGATCGGATCACCCTCGCCACCATCGCACAGTGCATAGCATGTATCTGATAACTTCCTAATATGTTCCCACTTACGACTACGCTTACGTCCAGCCGGTCTGAGGTTGTCCTCTAGCTTATGGTGCTTGCTGACCATAGGCTTGGTATTGTCGTATCTTCGCTCAACGTGCCAAAACGAATCTAGCTTTTGGTTCCATCCTTGCATGTCGATCTCCTTACATGTTGCTTGTTTGGATGTGTACAACCTTGCCGGTATCGGGTGTCGCACTCTTGTTATCTAGTACACACCACAGTGTCGGGCATACCCACGTACCCCAGCCACCGTACAAGTAACCGTCTGTCAGTATGATGGCTGCTTGCGGGCTGATATTGTGCTCGTCCATGTAAGCTGTCACACACTCAACATCCGTACCACCACCGCCCCGGACTTTTGTAGATCTGACCAGTGTGTCTAACTCGTTAAGCTCGTACACCTCATCACCCACAACCTCGTCGCCCCAGTACAGTACGCGAACCTTATCAGGCTTGACTGTCGTGCAGATGGACTGCACCTCGGATAAGAACAACGCCACCGCTGTGTCACTGATAGACCCTGACGTATCAATAGCAACTACAAGCTCGTCGATGCGCTCGGTAATACCACTGGGCATGTACACACCAGCACCAATATATCTGCGGTTGGGGCGCTTCCATGTTGAGTAGTCACTGCCAGTGCATGTGGTCTGAACGAACTCACGTAGTACCTCACGCCAATCGACCTGCGGCTGCATAAGCTCATCGAAGTTACGGTTGCCGCTAATGCCTAGCTTGCCAGCCGTCATGCTGCCCTGACGTATTGCTATGTCGATGTCTTTCTCAAGCTCCTTGATCTCTTCATCGGATAACTTGTTAGCACCCTCCCAATCATGCTCGTCGAAGCCTTGACCTCCACCTTTGCCTCGACCTTTGCCTCGACCTTTGCCTTGACCTTCACCGTCACCCTCACCGTCACCCTCACCGTCACCCTCACCTTTAGGCCCGTCACCCCCACCATTACCACCATTACCTCCTTCACCGTCATCGTCATCGTCAAGGATGTTGAAGATCTTGGCAGTGTCCATCCAGCCGTTACCCTCGCGGAACTTCTCGTCGAACAGACCCATGTACTTACCGTCTGCATCGCGTGGCATAGTGGCGAAGCCATCGTCCTTGTTCTCATCGACCAGCTTGCCGTTGATGTTGTAGTCACATGACATGTTGGCGAGAGTGTGGTTCTTGTCGTGTAAGTGCTTCC